TATTTGAGCAGTAGCTAAATCAATATCCTTTAATACTTTTGTTGCTTGGTTTATTACTAAGGTATCTTGGATTCCTTGAGAAACTACTTGTGCTTTTACTAACTCAGCTTTAGCATCTGCTTCTTGTTTACTTAGTAAAAAGGAAATAGATTGTTGTAATACTGAAGTTAAAGCTCCTAAGTAGACTGTTGCATACTCACTCCCTTTAATTCTACCTCTCTTAACTTCATTATCTAAATGAAGTGTTACAGTAGACATTAGAGTATCAAATACCCCAGTACCATCTAATTGTTTAGTGGTTAAATCTGAATTATTAATTATAGCCATACTTAGAAACCTTTTAGTAATTTACCTATTTATTTTTCATAGCTTGTTTAATAGCTAAGTCATGTAACTCTTCTGACGTTAATGGAGGTAAGATTTCAATAGAAAATTCTTTACTTAACTTATGTCTATTAAGTTCTTGTCCTTTATCATCTTTAATAGTGTAATGATGTATATAATGACGTTGATCTATCATATTATAAATAATCTGTTCAACATGCCATCCATCAGTTGCATTAAATGGAACAAATCTTCTAATAGTACCAATAACATTATTACCTACTGTAAATACTTCACCATTATATGAACCTTTATCTGGATTCATACATGTAAGTCTAATTCTTACTAATTTAGTTGCTTCATTTCTTAATCTAGTTCTTTTTTGATTAGCACTTTCATCTTTAGCTATTTCTACTGTATCTGTAGACATAACTGATTTTACTTTTTCTTTTAACTTTTCTAATCCAATACTAGGATGGTAATTAATTCCTAGTAATTTTGCTTTCTGTTTTACTATAGTCAACTCATCAATACTTTCTACTGGTTGATCTTTATTCATTTACTTATACCTTTAGTTATAAACATACTTATATAGAGCTAATACAGCCTTATATAAGACTTTAAATGGATTAATACATGTTTGATAGCTTAAATGTAAAACACCTCTAATAACATTACTAGAGGTGTTTATTTACTTAACTATTTCTAGTATTCAGCTACAGTTAATAATAGAGCTAAACGTTCAGGACGTAATACCATGAAACCATAATACCATTTGATAGACATAAAACCTGTCTCACCAAATCTATCATTAGCATAGCTTTCAGGAGAACCTGGCTTAGAATGTTTAATTTTAAACTTAGAACCATTACCATCAGCTTTAAAGCTAATAGTAGTAAAAGATTCTGAACCAACAACTAATAATGGATATACATCATATTTACCATTAGATTGTCTATAACCTGCATTATTAGTTACAGTACCACCAGCACCAGCAAAGTGCATCATTTCAGGTACTACAATCAATCTAAAGCCACCTACAGAACCAACCTCACCTACTGCTAAAGTAGTTCCTGCCGCATACTGTCTTGCGTAAATAAATGCCGCATTACCAAATGGATCAGTCATACGTTTAAACATTGGCACTAATTCAGTACCAATATACATATATCTAGCACCATCAATAGTTTTATTATCAATTTTACGAGTACCTGTAAACATCTTAGTATCTTTAGGACATCTATTGATGTCTAAATCTACTTCAAGCTTCATTAAGTCATCATAAGTAACTAAATCGATTGCTCCAGTTTCACCTGATAGAGTTGCTTTACTTGTAGCAGTACCAGCATATTTAACTACACCAGCAGAATTAAGAAGATCAATTTGTAGTAAATCCTCCATCATTTCATAAGAAGCATTAATCATTTCACGATTAATGTGCATAAGAAGTTCACTATCAGTATCAAAGTCTAAAGATTCTTGTGTATAACTATCATAAAAACCATACTTATGAATAGAACCTCTAAGAGTGATACGTTTACTACCTACTTGGTTTACAAGACCCCCTGACTCAGTAAGAGAAGGAAACCTTTGTGTAATATACCCTACATCTTTACTTGTACCATAAAGATTACCTGCACCACTTACAGCGGCATTCTCTGTAATTACCCAAGCAGGTGTAAGAGCTAATAATGCAGTTTTAGTAGCCGCATAAGATGTTACAAACACACCTAATTCTTTAAAAATATCTACTGCTTTTACTTTAGCATCTGTTAAAGCTGTAGCCGCATTTGTACCATTACCTACTGCATATCTAGTAACCCAACCATTACCTGTAGCAGTTAAATCTGGAGCTAGAATTTCAATAGTTACTTCATTTAGTACTGAAGCACCTGTTGCATCAATACCTTGGTCATTAATGTTAGCATCATTCAAGATAGGTAAATAATGATAACGTACAATTTCTTTACCAAAGTGTTTAGGTAATGCTGTACTCTCTGCTAATTGACCAAAGAACTCTTTTTTACGTGCTTCAATTAAAGCTTTCTTTTGATAAAAATCAGTTCTTACTTGACCACCTACACTAGATGGAACACCACCTGTAGGATTATTATAACTTTTAGGCATAATTAAATTTCCTTTAATTTATTAAATATATTTACTTGAGATATTCTCAAATTCTTCATCACTCATACTTAAAGGATCAAAGTCATTTTCTAAACCAACAGTATTATTAGCAGTCTTAGTTGTACTAGCAGCTCGTTTTCTATTCTTTAGTTTTTTGTCTTTATCCGTATTTCTTGTAGGTTTAACTGGCTCAGGATTAATAATTGTATTAGTGTTTTGTACTTTTAGTTTATTATTTGCCTGTAGAGCATCTCCTACTTGCTTGTAGGCTTCAATATCAGACATTCCCAATAATCTACCTAACATTCTTTCTCTTTCAACTACTGAAGTAATTTGTTCATATATACCAGACTCAATATGTTCATTAATTACTTTAATTAATTGAGGTGTTTCTACAATTACTTGCTTACTTGAATCATCCCATTTATTACTAATAACATCTATTGTTTCATCAAATTTAGGGCTAGATTGAATATCTTTAATAATATTGTCTAGTTCTATTTCTTGTTCTGATACATTATAGGTATTAGGTGTATATGTAGATTCTTCATCTGTATCAATATCTAATGGATCTACTTCACTATCTTTAATTAATTGTTTAACTGCATCTGGATTCTTTTTATCTAAATCAATTAAATAATTAATCTTAGCTTCATCAAGTAGATTATTATTTTCTAACATTTTTAATACTCTCAAAGATGGCTTAATAGCTGTCATCTTCTTAGTATAATTAGCACCCATTGAAGCTAAGTTTCTTAAATCCTCAATAGTTTCTATAATTAAATCTTTACCATTAGCTCTTAAAGGAGCTAATATTTTTTTATATTCTTCTTCATAATTGATTTCAGTAGTATCAGTATCTTCTGTACTAGCTACATCTTCAGTGTCTTCTAGTTCAATAGGTATAGTTGTTTCTTCATTATTAGGAGAATCTCCAATACCTTCTTCTTTTTCGTCTTCTTCTTTAGTAGTATCTGATGTAGTTTCTTCTATTTCTGAGTCTTCATTAGTAACTGTATCTTCTACTTCTTCTTGTTCTTCTAATGTTTCAGTAGGTAGTTGTTCTTCTAACATGTCTTCATCAGACATATCTAAGTAATTTGTATCATCTGCCATAAGTATTACCTTAGTATATTAATACCCCTTAAATAGCTATATAAGCAATCTAAGAGGTTTTTAATGTTAAGTGTTAGTATTATGTATTAATCTTCTGTATCTTCTTCTAATACCTTTACACGTTCTTCAGCACAATCAACTAAAGATTTTTCTGCTTGTGTACCTAAGTGCATAATAACTCGTAAATACTGCCTTACCTCACCAATAGCAATAATACCTTTATCAATAGCTTTTTGATTTTCATCATCTTGTAATGATGGTTCAGCTTTGAGTAATACTAATCTACTAGCTTCATTCTCAAAATAACCAGTTAAAATTACTTTTTCAAATAAACTATTACTAGTTAATTTAACAAGTGCATCTTTAAGTTCAACTGCTTTTTTAGCTTGAGCTTCAGTTACTTCAATAGCTTTTAAATCATTTTCCATTTTTGTGTCCTAATTATATTAGATTACTTTAAAATTAAACTACATACCAGTTTTACGTTTAACTGGTTTACGTTTAACTGGTTTACGTTTCTTTTCATTTTTAGGGCTATTATCCATATCACCATCAGAATCTTTACGTCTACGTCTAGGTTTCATCATTGTTATAGTTTCCTATTAATTAAAATTACACACTACTTATTCCATTAAAGGAGGTAGTGTTCTTACTATCATTATTACCTTTAGAAGGTTTAATATTGATATTTTTCTGATTGCTTACATTTCCTTGTAATTCAATCTTATCTCTTTCTCTATTATGTTTAATACCTTTCTCTTGTTCAAGAAAGTTTAAATCTTTAATATCACTATCTGAACCAAGATTTCTAGCTTTAGCATTCTCAGTGTTAGTCTTAGCTGATTCTAATTGAGCATTAGCTTGATTTTCCATAGCTTTACTTTGCTCAGTAGCTATTTGTGCTTTAAGTAATTCTAGCTCTAATTGAGCTTTCTCTTGTGCTACTGGATCAGGTTGTGGTTTAAAGTTTTCTATCTTTTTAGCTAAATCAGGCATTTTCCTTAATCTTGCTATATCACTAAGAATTATACTAGAAAACTCTGTACCCATAGTCTGCCCTGTAGTTTGTAACATAAAAGCTAACTCTTTAGCTTTCTGTTCATCTGCTTCAGGAGTAGATATAGTAAGCTTAATGTCTATATTACCTGCTAAGTCATCTCTTCTAATAGTTACAAATTCATCATTAGTTATTCTAATTACTTCTTCATCAGATAAAAACTCACTATTCATACTAATGAATTTTCTACCTATTTCTTCAATTCCTTGTGCAAGTCTTCTAAGTATACCTAACTCTCTTTTAGATGTAGCATCTAAAGCACTCTTAACACCTGTAGCAGTGTCTCCAAAGGTTTGTGTACTATTACTGCTAGAAAATGGTACTACACCTGTAAGAGCCTCTGCTTCAGCATTTTGCTGTTGTAACATATATTGAGCAGAATTAGGTATCTCAGGAAAGGTGTGCATATAGAATGCTTGTCTTGGATCTACTTGAGCATTAAACTCATAATTCTCACCTTTATTAAACTTTCTTTTATTTACAATATCTAGTGCATCTTTTCTAGTAGCCATTTGACCATTAGCACTTCGAGCCATAATATCAATCATGCCTCTAGTTACTGCACCAGATATTTTTTGATTGTCTTCTAATAATGCTCCATCAGGTTCTCCATAAATACTTCTTAAAATAGGTAAATATGAAACAATAACAAAAGGTAATTTCTTATCTGGAAATGGATTTTCTTCCATTCTAATAATTACATCATTAACCCAAGTAACTACAATAGGTTCTACTATACCAGTACCATGTATATCATAATAACCCCAATATTCATAAGCTACAAACTTCTGTCTTGGTTTATCATTAAAATTAAATGAACTAATATCATCTACATAATGATCTGGACTATTTAATATAGAGGTACTTGCTACATTTATATTATCTAAATTAATATAGTTACCATCTTTTTTTAACTTACTTAAAGAAGTTTCAAATGAATAAATAATAAAACCAATCTTATTACTATCTCCCATAGCTGTAGGATCAATAATAACGTTCTTAATATTACATACTTCTAAAGTAGGACTATTTGTAATTACTTTAGTTTGTGTTTCCGTATGTTCACCTACTTTAATAGGTAATATAGGTACACCATTCTGCATAGACAGTTGTAATGCTGTTTGTAACTCCTCAGAAACAGTCTCTTTAAATGTAATGGGATCAGCTTGTTGTAATTGAGCTAGTTCTTGTATCTTTTGTTGTGCTTCAGGGGTAGGTGCATAATTAAAATCAGATACAACTACTTCTTCTTCTTTTTCTTCATACTCCCAACCCACTCGTGTAATTACAGTACCTTCATTAACAGCGGCTCTTACATAATCATCTATAAATTTAACTTTATTTAATTTATTAAATTGAGAGTTTATTACTAAACCATTTTGAATAGCAGATTTCTTATCTTCATAAGTAACTGGATCTGTATTAAAAATATCGTCTGTACTTAAGAATGGTTCACTTAAAGAAGCATATCTCCATTCAGCTTGTTTTCTAATAAGTTTAGGTACAATAGCAGACCTATTCTTATTAGTATTAATTTTAGCTTTACCTGTAATATTTAAATTATCTAACCAAATTATTACATTAGCTACTTGCATATCATGTGATATTTTAGCTTCTGTATAATTATCTTTTAATTCACTTAATTTAGGTGGATTTTCCCAATCTGTAATATCATAATCAGATACAAGACTAGAAGTATCATTATCATCTTCATTTAATGTTTTAATATCTTCTTCCATAATCTATGTATATGCCTTAAATCGTTACGAGAATGAGTTCTAAGAGGGATTAATGCAAAGTATATAGTAATGTGTATATAAAGTATATACTTATCCCTTAGAAGTGTTTATTTTACAATTATATTATATAAGTATCTACAGCTTTAAATGTTGTTAATGCAGATATATCTTTCTTTTTAATCCAAGAATCTATATAAGCTTTAGTAGTACGTTTAGATATAGCAATAACTAACCCTTGTAACCATTTAAGATAATTAGCTTCTACTGTCCAAGTATATTCTTTATTTGCTTTATCTCTCCAAACCATATTAGTTAATGGAATATTAGTAGCTATAGAAGATTGTACTTCAAGAATTTTACCTTTAATTAATTCTTGGTCTTTTAACCCAGCTTGAATACCTTTAGCATCATAAGTAATATCTGAAATAATAAGTAAATCTCTTTGTGTTTCTATTTCTTTTATTTTAGCTTCTTTAGCAAGAATAATATCTCCTACCCATTTACTTGTACCACTATCCCATTTATATGTATCATTAGGTGCAGAAGTAGTAGCTCCTGCTCTAAGCATATCTACATACTTCCATAACCCTGTTTCAGCTAAACTTCCTTTAAACTCTTTAATAAATGCTTTATACAAGGAAGCATCTAACACATAAGTGCTATAAGCTTGATTAGGAAATGGGGTAAATACGTTATTAGTATCTAAATTACCTTCACCTACTGCAATAATAAGACTACCATTATTATGTTGAGTAGTTATGATTGACTCAGTTACTTGTTTAGCTGGTACTGTTACTTGTCTTGACATCTTAATTCCTCTACTTCTTGTTTAAGTTGGTTTACTTGATTAGTTAATTCTTTAATAGCTTCTACCATAGGTGCTATTAAACCAATATAATCAACACCTAACGTGTTATTATTATGTGTCTGATAAAGGCAATCATCTTTTAAATTATACTTTTTAAAGTCTTGTGCAATAAAACCATGATAGGTCATAGTACCTTTAGAACTATCTTTCCATTTATAAGTAACTGGTTTAAGTGAAGTTATAAAAGATAATCCAAGTTCTTCTGGTAATATATTTTTCTTTAATCGCCTATCTGACACACTTTCTATATATATCCAATCATTGTTAGCTCTTGTTTGTGTTCCTGCTACAGTAGAAGTTAGTCTTAAATGGCTAGTACCACTTGAGGAATTTCCATTAGCATCACAAGATATATATCTTATATAATTACTTGCTGTATATGTACCTAATTGAAGAGAGTTATCTGCTGTTACACAGGTAGAGGATCTTAGATTAGTAACAGTTGTTGTGTTACCTACACTAACTAACTGACCTGATATAGTTACATTACCTCCTAAGTAATTAGCACCAGAAGTATGTAAAGCATACCCAGTATCACTAATACCTTGTAAAGCTCTATGACTTGGTGAATAACCTGCTACACCTGATGCAAGATTATTACCTATACCATAAACTCCTGCATAGTTTTGAGCAGAAGCATAAGCAATTACCCCATAACCAGCTACAAAACTCTCATTACATACAATAGCACTTGAACCGTAAGCTCCAGGAACTGCGCCTTTAAACTTACCATATCCATTAATATCTATATTAGATGTGCCTGTTATATTACCAGCAGTTACAGTACCTAGATTAGCACTAAGACTTGCTATTGTAGATACATTAATCATATTAGCTACAATAGTATTAGCCCCAATAACATTGGCAGATAAAGTACCTGTTGTTATTTTACCTGCACTTATAACCCCTGCATCTACTTGAGCTGCTTGTAATTTCCCAGTAAGATTGCCTATATTTACTTGCCCTGTACCTGCACCTGTAAGAGTACCATTAGCATTAATAGATATAATAGAATTCTTAACTGGTGTAGCATTACCTGAACTAAG